TCAGCTTGTGACGGACCTGATAGCGGACGTGGGTGTAGCGGACGCAGTGGCATGGCTGGAGGACCGGCTGCACGACTGCGACCCGGCTGAGGCTATCCGCTGCTGTGACCTCATTGATGCTGTGGCTGCCAAGGGGCGGCATTGATGCGCCGCATATCCCGAGAGGCGCTACGAACCCGGATATGGGTCGGGCTGACCGTGCTGCCGGCGTACAAGCAGCGGGCGATCGGCGCGAACGAACAGCGCATCCGCGAGCAGATCACCGACGATCTGGTGCAGCGGATCATGGGCGACCCGGCGAGCGAAACGGTGCTGCTGACGCCTGACATGGTGGGGACCGTGCATTCACCGCGGGCGGGCAAGTGGGACGTTGACGAGCCGCGGCCTCATCCTGAGGTGCTGACTACGGACGACCCTCGGGGTTAGCTGACCTCGCGCTTCGTCGCCGCCACGATAATGGGTGCAGCCTTTGCCGCCAGCTTCGGCGCGACAAGGCCGACCACGATCAGCGCGACCTCAGGGTTCTTCTTCACCGCGCGCACGGCGGATTTCAGCAGATTGCCGATGTTCATTGGGGCGTTCCTTCAACGGTGGTGCGATCGACGGTTTCCGGCGTCGGGGCTGATCGCTGGAGCCCTTCCTGCATGCGGTCGATGGTGCGCGACTGGCGCGCCTCTTTGACCGTGTTGATGATCGCCATCATGAGGGCTGACCAAGCAGCCGCGCCGCTCGCGTCCTTGGCGTGGATCGATAGGCCAGCCATGAGGCCAGCGATCATCGCGACCAGCCCGAGAAGGCCGATCTCCCAGCGGGCTTGCTCCGTCATACTTCATGCTCCTCAACGCAGTCGGCCAGCTTCACGATCGCGGCCTGGAGCATGCCGATCGCGGCGAACCGCTCAGCCGCGCCCCAGCCGTAGATCGCAATCACGCCGTCATGGGTGACCTGCACGGCGATCATCGCCTTGGTGCGGTCGTCGTCGTCCGTCTCCGCCTCGATGCTCTCCGCCGACTGGCGCAGCATCGCCGGGATGTCCGACGCGTTCTTCTCGTAGATCGGGGTGACGAGGGCGAGGGTCACGACATCGCCTCCCTGATCGTCTGCCGAATGTCGACGCGCTTGGCCCTGCCGAATGCCGGCTGGTAGGAAGGCTTCGACACCGGGATCACCAGCGCCGTGCCGTCACCCGACCACTTGCCGTCGAAGAACAGCGCGGCCTCCTTCTTGCGGCGCTCGGTCAGCGTCCCGCCGTTCAGGTAGTGGCTTTCAAGGAATGTCCGCGCCTCCTTCACCTTGCCGGCGAGGAACAGCGTCACCCAATCCGAGCGCAGGATCGCCCCGGTGTTATAGTGGAACGACAGGGCGGCCGCGAACTGCGCCTCCGTCAGCACCTTGCCCGCAAACGCGCGGTGCACGTCGGGTACGTACCGCGCGCGGGTCCGCTCGATGAAGGCGGCAAGGCATGCCTCCAGCGATGCAGGCTTGTCCTTGAACTGAAGCGGATCCACACCCGACGCCGCAGTCAGGCCCACGCTCCACGTCCAGACGCCTTCGCTGTCCTTGTACGCCTCCTGCACGATCGCTTCGTGGCTGACGAGTTCGCCAGCGCCGCGCTCAGTCAGGCCGGACACAGCGCGCGGGATGCCGAAGCTGTCAGCCAGCGCGTCGATGCTGTCGATCCACGCCTTCTCGCTGAATTTGCGGTCAGGGGCGAACGGGCGGATTGCGTCAAACAGTGCGTTGCGTGTCATGGCCGCTGCCCCTTCCGCGCCTGATGTGCTTCCCAATAGGCAACCTGTCGGTCGTTATTCCGTTGGTGCCGGCGATCCCGCCATGTCCGGCCGACGAGGAACACGGCGAGGCCGATCGTCATCACCGACACCGCCCAGCCGTCGAACGGGCTGTGGTGCCCCTGCCAGATGATCGGGACCGTCATCAGCGACCCAGCCGCCATGAACCCCAGCCCGATGCGCTCGATCTGGATCATCATGTCGTGGAAGCGATAGAGCTTGTAGACGCACACGGCCGTGACCAGCGCGCGGGCGATCGAGTTGATGATGTCCCAAGTCATGCCGCATCCCCCGTGCCGAGGAAGCGCTTCACGGCGCGGATGATCGTCGGAAGCAGGATGTTGCTGCCGGAGCCGAACACATAGGTCAGGGCTGCCAGCGCGCGGGTGTTCGTTTCGACGATCCCCAGCCAGTCGTGCGCGATCCACGGCGTTGCGAAGATCGCGAACGAAAAGCCGCCGACCAGCGTCAGGCATATCTCCGACCGGCTCATATCCTGCCATTTCAGGAAGCCCAATGCCGTGAACGCGCCCGACACCGCCGCCAGAGCGATATAGCCGAAGCGGAAAATCTGGTCGTTATCCTGCACGCGCATGTGGCTCCTCGCCCGCGCCGGCTGCCGCTCGGTTGCTCACCCGACGTTCCGCACCCGCCAGCCGATGCGGGCGAGCATGTTGACCGACACCGAAAACAGCGACCCGTCCGTCCAGATCGGAGGCGAGCCTGCGCCGTTCCAGTTGGGATCGACGCTGGCGCCGCGGACACTGCCCGAGCCGTTCACAACCTCGATCGGCTTGGAATAGTCGACCTCTTGCATCAGAGCCTCCGTCCGGTGATTTGGATGTGCTGGAAATTAGCGCTTTCGGTGTCCGCGCCCATCCGAATGAGGATGCTGGGGGCGAGGTTCGGGACCAGCGGAAAGCTGATCGTGTACTGCCGCCAGTTGGTGTCGGTGATCGTCGCGGTGATTGGGGCAGACAGGCCCGCCAGCGTCGTGAACACGGTGAAGTAGCTGCTGCCGCCGTTTGCCTTGGCCCAGAACGTGATCTCGACGTTGGTCCCGTAGAGCATCGAGGACGCCAGCAGATCGAAGTCGATGTACTGACCCGGCACAGTGCGCAGCGATGCCGTCCCGCCTAGCTTCGTCGCCATGTCGCGCGTCGCCCGCGTGCCGCCTGAACCACCGACGTTGAAGTACGCCGTGCTGGGCGGGTACGGTGGATAGTTCGGTTCATCGCCGGGCGTCGGTGCAGGAATGCCCCAGCGTTGATCTAGGTCGATCTGGACCGGGTAGCTGATCGCCGGCCCATCCGTTGAGATCGATTTGACCCGCTGCCCGGTGGTGTCCTGCGGCGCATAGCGGTTGCCGTCCACGAACAGACCGCGGATGCTGTTCCCCGACTCGCTGATCGTGGCACGCCCGTCCGTCAGCAGGGGCATGTCCTGCTTGTTGAACCGGATTGCGTATCGCATCGTGCCCCGGCCAGCGATGATCGGGGTGTTCGTGATCGTGTTGCCGGTGATCGTGGCGTTGTTGCCGCTGCACAGGATCGCGCCCGCGAACACGGACGGCAGATCGGGGAAGTCCGGCGAGGACATGCCGTCGTCCATCTGGGCGCAGTCGGAAATCTCGTTGCCGGTGACCGTGATGTTGTCCTGATCGCCGTAAATCGCGATGCCGACATAGCCGCAGTTGCGGATCTTGTTGCCGGTGCAGCTGATATGCGATCCGTGCAGGATGATGCCGCTGTCGGCCGTGCCGTCGACCACATTCCCCGTGATCGTGCCATGCTTCGAAAAGCTGTTGATCTGGATCTGCTCGGCGCCCCGGTAGCCGACCAGCCGGACCGCCTCGCCCCCCGTCCGCCCCACCCCGAACGTCACCGTGTACGGGTTGGTGCCTGTGACGGTGTAGCCGCTCGACTGCGGCAGCCCGTTGACCTGGATCTTGCGCAGGAAGCACGGTCGCTCCAGCAAGAAGGTGAAAACCGTCTGCCCCGCGGTCGCGACCTTCGTGTCGTTGTACTGCGTTTGCAGGAGGTTGTTGCCCGTGATGGTGAAATCTTCCGAGCCATCACGCACCTGCACGAACCAGCCGACCGGGATATCCTCCGACTGGTTGTTGCTCACCGTGATGTGCTTGCAGCTCTCGAAGATGATCGCAGTCGTGATCTCGGTGTCGGCCGTGCGGCCCTCGATACGGTTGCCGTTCGCGACAGCGTGCAGAGCGCCGCTATTGAAGGAGAAGTGGCCGATGTTGCCTTGGCACACGTTGCCGGAAAACGTGTTGTTCTTGCCCGTGTTCTGGACAGCGTAGAGCCCACCATTGCCGAGGATCGTCCAGCCGGTGACGGTGCAGTTGTCGTTCGCCAATCGCAGCCCGGTTGCGCCTGGCGCGATCTTCAGCGTCCCGCCGTTACCGACGATCTCGCGGTCGGAGGGGACGGGAACAGGGCTGTCCAGCAGGTAGATGCTGCCCTCTACCCCCTTCACGCGCCTAGCCACGGCAAGCGCGGCGTTGAACGCGGCTACCGAGCTGGTCGCTCCAGTTGGGTCGCAGCCGTCGAAATCCTCAACAGAAACTTCCTGGCGGAGCTTCTTTTGGGTCGTGGAGGATGCCGCGCTGGTGCCAGCGGCGAGGAAGCCGACTTTTGCCGAGCCATCGCCGGCACCGAGCGCGCTCACTTCGCTCGTGACATTCCCGCGGAAGAAAACGACGCTGCCATTCGGTTGCCGGACACGGATCGAGTAAGGGCCAGCGACGTAGAAGGTCGACGGCGAACCAGCGTTGACGACGTACCCAGCGACGGTCTGCAAAGGCTGCGCGGCCGGCACCGTCAGGGCCTCATCCCAATAAACAGATGCAGGGTTCGTCTCAGGATCTTGATCGGCCAAGCCGATGAACACGCGTCCGTTGTCGATCAAGCGCGCCTGATTGTCCGTGAACAGCGGGAAAGGGTTCGCGACAGCGGTCATTGGCTGCTATCCATGTGGAGTGAGGTCATGGCTGAAGCCCCTGATTGCCGGCTGCGCTTTGGCCGTCCTGCCGATTAGCTACGGGGGGTTCGTTGTTGCGTTCATCCGCTGCGAGTCTTGTGGGCGCGCCCCCAAACGCGTCAGCCACACGCTGCTGAAGAGCGAACACGTCGTTGGCGATCGCGGGTTCGGCGCGAGCGATGCGGCCAAGATACGATAGCTGGCTGTTGATCGCCGAAGACTTGGGCGCGTTGCCGGTGTTCACCGCAGCGCGCATCATCTTCGTGTAGCCCGTCGCCCAAGCCACGAATTTCGGGTTCGTCATCAAGCGGGCACCTGCGTATGACGACCCCACTTGCGCGAGCAGACCGGGAAGGTTGCCAAGGCTGAAGAACGTGAGGCCAGTCAGAACTTGGCCAGCCGTGTTGGAGGAATTTCGAACGGACGCGGCGCGGGCGAGGCCCGACGATACGCGGACGAACTTCTCAAGCTCTTGCCGAGCCGGACCGTTGCCGAACAGCGCCTCGCGCGCGTCGTCGGACATATCGCCGAAACGGCGCGTGAACGTCTCAGCGGCGAACTCGCGCCCTTGGCTGTTCGCCGGCTGTCCCATGATCGAAATCAGTGAACCCGCGACTTCGCCCCACTCCTTGGCTGGTAGGGACTTCTCCACTTCCAGAAGCGTGTTGATGTCAGCGCTGCCCTTGTTGCCCTGCGCCACGCGGTCAATGAACGCGCCAGCGGCCTCAGGCGTCATCTTGCCGTCATCGCCGAGAAGCCGGGTCAGCGCGCCTTCAATGCGGTTCTGACCGGCCGCGTAGAGGTTGTTCGCTCGCTCGAACGCGGTCAGCGCGCGGCTACCCTGAGCGGCAGCGCTGGAGCGCATATCGTCAGAGAGCCCGGCATACAGAGCGCGAAGATCGGATTTCGCGGCCCCGTCGCCGAACCGAAACTCGCCGATCTTCTCGCCGATGACGGACCGAAAATCCTTCAGGTCTTGCCACGACGTGCTTTCCTTCAGCGCGTCGCGGTAGCCTTCCAACTCGCCATTTTTGAAGATCGATGCGAGCTTCGGATTGCTGGAGAAGCGGGACAGCACGCCGTCTAGCACAGCCACGCTGTTGTTCAGGATGGTCGGCGCGTTCGGCGAGATGGGGATAGCGTTGTACGCTGCCGTCGAGACGCGGCTGAATCGGTCCATCCATGTCTTTGCGCCGCGCTGAGCCGCCTCGCCAATCGAGTAGAACGTGCCGCCCGCGCTGCCGTAGTTGCTTGCGACCTTGCGTACGGCGCTGGTCACCTGCTGGCGGACTTCCTCGCCGCCCTTCTGCATGACACCGGCCGATCCGGGCATGTTCGACAGTGTCTGGTCGACGATCGCCGCGCCACGGCTGCCAGTCGCCCCGAGCGGCAGATTGATGCCGAGATCCTGACCCTCCTGATACGCCGTCGCTGCTGCTCGTGGTGCGACAGCAGGTGCGGCAGCTGCACGAGCACGAAGCGTCTGAGCGACACGCGAGCCGCCAAGGGCAAGAGCGCCACCTGTGACGCCGCTGACCGCCGCATTGGTCGCGCCTGCCGCCAGACGCTCCGTTAAGTCACCGTCCGCGCTGTTGAAGCCGTAGGCACCGCCATAGGCCGAGGCTTCTGCCGCGGTCCGTGTCGCGAACGCACGTGCCGCAGCAATTTCAGCAGCCCCGCGGGTGACACCAGACCGAAGGGCGGCGATGCCAGCCGCACGGGCGGCACCAGCTGCGCCGCTCGGGATTAGGAACCCCGCGGCAAGCTGGCCGGCAGTCCGCGCGCTGCGGTACTGCTGCTCGTCGTTCAGGATGATCCCGCGATTGCGGTCTAGGTTCTCATCATAAGTGCCTTCGCCGAACACGGACTCAACCGCGGCACCGATGCGCGGCAATGCGCCCGCCGTGACGACATCGGCGACGCCGCGAACGCCGGCAGCCAGAGCACCTTCGCCCTCGACAGCCACCGGCTTGATCTCTTCGTTCTTCGAATAGTCGAAGGGCAGGGGCTTATCGCGGTTGGCTGGGTTCTCGTATGCCTTTGCGATCGCAGCCGCGCGCTCGGGATCGAGCGACATACCGAACAACTCATGCGCATTGATGATCTCTTCGGGCGATCCACCACGCTGCGCGACACCGCTGATATAGGCTTCCTGCTGCGGCGTCAGGCGGGTCGCACCAGCTCGCACGGCGGGAAGCTCGTCGTTGAATTTGACCTCTTCGTCTGGACCGGGGCCACCCGGCGGACTAGGCGGGGGCGTGGCGCTTCCATCGCCAGCGGCCCCCGCTGCGCCAGATACTGGACCACCTCCTTCCTTCTTTTCGGGAACGGGATAACCTGCCGCCTTAAGAGCCGCGTCGATCTGGGGCGCAGCCGTGCCAGCCCCCACCTTCGCCGCTTCCAGGGCAAGATCGAGCCGCGCTTTTTTGTCGGCGATCGCTTCGTCGCTGTCGTTGATTTGCGGGAAGTAGGACCGCCGATAGCCCTCCAGCTGCTCTTTCGTGTATGCAGCGCCGGTGCCGAGCGTGAGGGCAGCGTCGAGAATATCGAGCTGCGCGTTCTCAACACGCTGCCTGTCGCTCCCGGTGAGCATGTTGCCGAACCAGTTGCTTGTCCCGCCAAAGATCGTAGCGAGCCCCGGCTTTACGGCATCGGCACGCGCTTCGACGGCAGCCTCGCCCGTCTTGCCCTTCGCCGCCCTGTTCGCGACAGAATTGATTTGCGCGAGCGATCCCGCCAGCCGTGTGGCGAGGAACGCCGCCTTACGCTCTCCCTCGCTCGCCGCCTTGCCGCCACCACTGCCGGGGCCACCGGCGGTCAATCCCAGCACCTTGTTGGCACCGTTCTTTCCAAGAACCTTCTGGATTTCGGTAGGGTCTGTGACGGTTTCCCAGCCGCCCTCCTGCTCGTCGGCCATTACGACTTCTTCCGGCGCTGAAGGCTGCCGTCAGGCCCGACGCGATACTCGTAATTGCTACCAGCACCGGCGCCCTTCGACCCACCGCCAGCCGCCTTGCGATCAGCCCGCGCGTCGTCACGATTGCGGCCGGCGATCGCAGCATCGGTCGCGCGGGCCATGCGCTCTTCACGCTTGTCGGCCAGATCGGCACGCCGTTCGTCGCGCTCGTCCTTCGCCGCGTCGCGCCGCGCCTTTTCGCTGTACCCGAGCGTATCCAGCACCTCGCCAGCGCCTTCGCCGAGCGTGCCGGAGATAACGAGGCCGGTCAGCGCCTTGACGCGGGTTGTGTCACCCTTGTCGAGTGCTTCGATCAGGTCGTCGGTAACCTCCGTGGACTCGCCGTTCTCCGCCAGCGCGCCCTTGCGCTCGGTTAGGAACTTCTTCGCCTGATCGTACATGCCGGCGTTGACCAGACCACCGACCGTCATCGCGCCCTGTACGTTGCGGGTGCGCTGGGCTGCGGACTGCTGATCGGATGCGGCCTTGATCGCGGCGACCTTGTCAGGGAACTGAAGCGCGAGCTTGCCAAACTCCTCCGACGAGGGGTTCGCCATGACGCCCTGCATGCCGAGCTTCCAAGCCAACTCGTCGGACTGCCGCCGCTGTTCCTTGGATTCGACGATGTCGGTCTGGCGCTCAAGGACTGCCGTGCGCGCCTGTGCATCACGCCGCTGGTCGCGCACCTGGAACCCCTGAAGCAGAGGCGTGGTGTCGATCTGGGTGAGCATGGAGCCGTAGTCGATGGGGCCGATTGCCATGTCAGAACCCCGCGACGGTGCCGGCGATTTTCAGGCCGGTGTTGAAGTTGTTGGCAACCTGGTTGCCCTGCGCGATCTGCCCGCCCGCGAGCGCCGCGCCCTGCTGGGTCAACTGGTTGCCGATGATCTGGCCGGTGTTGATGCCGTTGTTGCCCGTCATGGCCGCGGCGTTTTCACCAAGCGAAGCGACCTGGCTAAGACGACCGACCTGATTGTTGAAGACCGACGCCAGCAGATCGGCGCGGAAGTTGGCGAGGCTGTTGTTCGTGTTCCCGCCGCGCAGCCCACCGGTGGCAGATGCGTTCTGGAGGATGGCTTCCTCACCCTGACGGACTGAGGTGGTGTATTCGGGGCCGGTCAGCAGCCCGTTGATCGCTGTCGTCTGGGCTTCAGTGCCGTTGAGGCCGATCAAGCCCATCTGCTGGGCGATCGCCTTGGCGCCAGCGTCGGAATACGGGGCCAGACCAGTTCGTGCTTCATCTCGGGCAGCACGCGCTTCCGCAATCGCCTTGTCTGCCGAGTTGGACTGTGTCTGAGCGGCCTTGGCTGCGCCTTTCGCCGACTGCTTCGCGCCGGTGATGCCACCAACCACGTCGCCTACAATGTCGCCGATGAAGGACAAGAACGAACGCTCCGCATAATGCTGGAGCGCCGCCAGTCGCGCAATCTACTTGGCCGTGCGTTTTCGTTACCCGATTCGCTCGCCGCCAGCAAGCCATTCTTCGCGTGTCAAGCCAAACATGATCAGATCGGTCGGGACGCCGTCACGCAGGCATGCCGCGCGCTTCACACCCTCTTGGACGAATCCCAACCGCCGGCAGAAGTTGACGGATGAGGGCAGGGACGCCAGCACTGGCGCAGAGACACGCAGGACGGTGGGATCGGCGAACGCGCGCGCGAGAAACAGGGCTGCCAGGGGGCGGCCGTGGCGTGTCCCAGAACGGTACAAAGCGACGTGAGCCTCCACCTCGTAGGAACCGATACGGCCCGCGATGAACACGCCAGCGAGATCGTCGCCGACATAAGCGGCAAGGTACGACACGGCGGGAGAAGCGAGGTAGCAAGGTGACCGACCGTCATGCCTGAGACGATCGGCAATCCACGGGTCGGACAGCACTGCATCCACCAGCGCCGCATCTTCGGTCGGCTCAAGGCGTAAGAGCATGGTTCCCACGAAGATCGGTGATCAGCGCCGCGACGCGCGAGGTCAAGGCCGCAACCTGATCGATCAATGCCTGCACGTCGGCTTGCGTGTAGGTGGCTGCGGCTGTTCCTCCAGCGTAGGTCGGGAGCGCCGCTCGCGAGGGCGTGGCAGTGGGCGCGGCGAAGGTCGGGCCTGCATCCTTGGTCACCTTTCCATCTGCGAGTTCGTAGGCGTCGTCGGCGCGAAGCTGGGCGGCATCGGCAGCGGCTTGCGCACTGGATGCGGTAGCATTGGCGGTGTCCGCTGCCCCTTGAGCCGTCGCCGCGGCAGCCACGCCTTGCTCCGCGACAGCTTGAGCCGCGGCAGTGTCGGCGGGTCCGTCAGCATATGCGGCTTGCTGGAGATCGGAGAACAGCGCCACGGCTTCCGGACTCGTGCCGATGCCCGTCGACGCAATGGTCCTGTCGTCGAGCTGGGTGTAATCGTTACGCATTCAGCGGCTCGATCGTGGCTTCCAAGCGGGAGAACGCAACGGGTGAGTTCGCCACGCCCGAGAACCGGAAGCCCCGCCAGTTGCGCATGCGGCCAAGGCGACGCCAGCATGGACGAACCGCGCGATCGCCGAAGCGCCCCGTCTCGATTACCCGCTCCGTGCTGTAGGCCAGCCCGTCGTCGGTGTAGGAGAGGCCGACCGTAGGAATGTCGCTGCCGATTGCCCGCCCGCCCAGCGTGACCAGTTCCAGAGCGTGGACGATCGCACCCGCACCGCCGTTGTAGAGGACAGGCGTGTCGAAGGCGAACCGCGGGGCCACATCAAACACCTTGGCAATGCCGTCGTCGATGACGCCGATCTTGCCTGAGGCTCCGACCCACCATTCACCGGCGACCAGCGTACCATGCCGGGGCGTGTAGTTCTCCAGCCGATACCAGACGGGGAGGTCCAGCTGCTGCGACGAGGTCCAGCCGTAAACCCATGTCACCGTGGGGAGGTGGACCAGTAGTTCTGTTATGCCCCCGGCGTTTCGGGTTTCGCACTCCACCGTCGCCAGTTGCGCATCCGTCAGCTTGCCAAGGTCGATGTTCACCGCACGCGGGCTGATCGGCACGCCCTGACCGGAGCCCGCGAGGTATACGCCAGGCGCTTCATTGCGGCCGGAGCCGACGAAGGCGAACGTCTCGACGAACGGCGTGAACGCTGCGGGGCCGACGCAACCCTTCGGGATCTGCGAGCCACGGCTGACGGCGAACGGGAAACCGTTGCCACCTTGATTGTTGAAGAATTCGATCGAGTAGCGATTCAGGCCGACGAGGCGGCTGCGCTGTGACAGCACGCCCACGATCGGGTCTGGGTCAGCCTCAGACGAGCCATACTTGAGAGGGTCAACGCTGGTCGGGTCCGTAAGCTGCGTCACGACGATGCTGGTGCCGTCCGTCGTGATGAAGAACCCGTCCTGCCATGTGAGCGACAGCACCGGGCCTAGGTCAGGATCGGTCACCTTCGTCAGCGTCGAACCGTCGTAGTAATACAGGCCGAGCGCCGACGCGACTGCGAGACGGTCAAACGACACGGCGAACGTTACCGGCCTGCCGTCGTCGCCCACGCTCCCAATCGAGGTCTGCGTGCCATTGTCGCTGACCTTTACCAGCGCTGCCCCGATCACGCGCAGATGCACGCCGTTCCAGTTTACCCCGCCGCGATCAATTCCCGCGGCGCTCGCCATAGTGCGGACGCCCGGAGGCGTGCGCAGGTACCCCTTGCTGATGCCGGTGCCCGTGCCGTCGCCAGCCTCGACGACCGGCATCAGGTTAGTAGGGTGCGAGCGGACGAGATCAGGCGTCGAGCGTCCGACGATGCCGCTCAGGATAGCGATCTGCATCAGCGGCACCGCCCAGCTTGCCGAACGCGCACAGGCACCCGCACATCCTGCGGTATGCAAAGCGTCTCGGCCGTGACCACATTCAAAGCCGCGCGCGCCGTCTTGCGGTGTTCGCCGGGGACAGTCTTGCCCGACGCGGGAGCGAGGCGGAGCGCGAGGTTGGCGCTAATTGCTTCGTCTGCGTAGGTCGGCGTCGTCATCAGGTCCGACCGGTTCGGCTCGTCCCCGCCGGCGGTGTAGCCCAGCCAACACCACGGCGGTGACAGCATCATGCTATCAAGCGCGCCCCACGCGGAGGCCTGCTCTTCCGGCGACAGCGAGAACGACCAGTCCGAAATGCCGATCGCGCTGAACGCCCGGTCCACGATCTGTCCGCGGGTGGTCATGCTACTGCTCCTGCAATCTGGCGCTCGACTTTCCTCAACATCGCGTTCACCTTCCCGGCAAACAGGGGAGTTCGACGATGCGATTCGGGATGATGGCGGCTGCGGCTGCGATGGTGGTGGCGGCTCCGGCTGGGGCGGTGACGCCGGTGGTCATCACGGGGACCATCGATCCCGCGGCCCAGTTCTACGACGGTTTCGGCGTCGATACGGGGCCGGGCCTCGGCTACACGTTCATTGTTCGCTTTAGCAGGCCGACTGCTTACCAGTTGTCCGCTGACTACTACCTCACTTTTGAATACTATCAGAACGGGGTTCTCGACCCGTCTCGTAGCGACACCACAACCGGGCCCGCGTTCCTTGTGAACGATTTTGGGTCGGGATTTAACTTCACACAGTCCGCCGCGTTTCCGCGCTGCGATCTCCAGAATTGTTTTAACAGCGTAGCGAGCCGCATCACTGGCTTTGTCGACGTTCTGGACGGCGCACCAGTGGATTACACGCTCACGATCTACAACTCGGTTCCAGAACCCGCGACTTGGGCTATGCTGATCGCGGGCTTCGGCATCGTCGGTGGTGCTATGCGCCGGCGCAATCATGCCGCCACACACCCGGGTATGTCGGTAGCTCCGCGGATGCTGCCGTAAGTGTCATATTTCAACTGAGCAGCCTTGCGCAGCGCGGCGATAGGTTGCGCAGGATCGGGCTTGAATCCAGACAGAGGGAACGGGAAGCTGTCGCTGTCTGGGTAATTCAGTAAGCGAGCGCCGGCGGAGTACGTGACGTTGTCGGTGACGTTCGGCCCCGTCGTGCTGGCCTGTCCGGCTTGCAGGAAGACGTTGCGCCTGACCTGTCCCGCGATCTCCGGGGCAGTGATCGGACCTTCGTTAAACGAACCCGACAGGAACACATTGCCGTCGATGCGGCAGAACTGATCAAGGGTCGTGCCAGAGAAGCTGCGACGAATTTTCAAGCCGCTGTTAGGCGTCGCGTTATTCACCATAAGCACATGGAAGTTGGCGCCATCGAATTGGCTGAACGAAACGGGCGTGTCGTCGCCGTTCGGATCAAGCATGCCTTGGTTTTGAATAAACGCCGAATTGTAGATGCCGAAAGGTGGCGGATCGGCCGGGTACATAAACTGCCCGTCGCAATCGGTAGCGATATTGCCGATCGTCAGGCTGTTTTCATGATTTTGCCCGTTCTGCAACTGCGCGAAGATGTCGCAGTGAACGTCAATTGCCGTGACCAGCGGGGTATTTACCGGCTGGCTAGAGATGAGAGCGGCGGGAACCATTGTTGACGCGACGCCGATCTGACCGAACTTGATCTTGGCATAGCCGGGGTTGGATGCTGCGGTCGCACTCCAGCCCGAACCAAAGGCATTAACCGCCGCAATGAACTGATCGATGTCAAACATCGACGTGCCGGGGACGTTCGTCGACGTGAACCGCTGCACTTCTGCGGTATCAACTCGCAGAACGACCGCCCGCGAGGTGGTGCCAGCGGTCCCGATAATATCAAATGTGGCCGTACCCGCGCCGGAATAGGCCAGATTGACGGCGGGATTACGAGCACGGAGGATCGCTCCAGACACCCGACGCATGGTGTTGTACGCGATCAGATATGGCTTGCTGCCGCTCTGGGTCGAGCCGTCGCCGCTGATGTCCGTAATTAAGCAGCCAACGGTTGTAGGGTGCAGATTGCCCGTTCCCGGGCAGTAATCGTGTAGCCAGCAGCGCGAGAAGGCCAAAGCCGAGTTGAAGACCGCCGTGCCTCGGAAGCCCTTGCCGATGCCTTGCCCTTGCGTGGAGCCCTGGCCCTGCAATTCGCCCGCCCCGTACTGCGAGTACAGGTTGCAATCCTCGAAGAGCATCACGCGCCAGTTGGTCAACGACTCATTAAACAGCGCCTCGGAATTGCCGATGTCATGCTTCCAACCGCGCCAGACCAACCCGTTGAACGAAGGACGGAAATTGAGGAAGCCGCTGCCCCGCATGGCTTTGCAGTCGAACCCGTTGGCGTTGAGAATGACAGCGCCGCGCTTGTTCTGCGTGTTGGTGCCGACATTGCTGAACGCTGGTGCCGCGGCATCAAGTGTAACGTTTTCGGTGGCGCGGAGTTCGATATGCTCGCCGCTAACCCATGTTGTCTGGAGTCGTGCCAGCGCCGCCTGCACGGTAGGATACCGGACATCCACCGTGGCAGCCATGCTTGGCGTGATGTCGATGGTCCTGTCCACCCCGGGCTTGCGATAGATGCGCAACGGTCCGATGACGCGGGTGGCAATGCCCGCCAGACTAGGCGTGATCGTGGCGTACATCTCGGCAGAGCCATTCATGGCAAACGCCGCGTACGGCAGCTTCACCGCCCAGCAATAAACCTTCCGCGTCGTGCCCTGATACGCTGGCAGATCGACAAGAACAGGCGACGTCAGAGTGACTGAGTTGCCTTCACAGTCGAACTTCACGCTGGCTATACCGTCGCTGATCCCGTCCGCAGCCGCGGCATAGGCTTCTACCATGACCGTCATGTCCTGACCGGCCATCATTTGGTCAGAAACCAGAGGGTTGAGCCAGTGCGCAATCGGCGCGACAGTGCCGTGCATGAAACCATACTCGGGCCGGTTATTGATCGCCGTACCCGTCTGCACGGGTGGCGATCCCGCGTATCCGGAACCTGCCGTGCCATCCCAAGCCGCAGAAGGAGAAAGAGAGGCCAAGACAGGCGTAGGCGTTGGCGTAGGTGTGACCGTCGCAGCGGCCACAGTGACCGTGGATGAGCTTGTGATCGTCGAGCCATCGGTGCCGAGGCCATCGACAGACCAAACATAGTCGCCGGTTCCCGCGTTCGCCGTATAGGCGTTGGTCGTCGCGAGAGCGGTCGTGCCTTTGAGCCAGCGCCGACGCGAGATGGTAGCATTGAGGAACACCGGATCGACGCCCGTCAGCTGCTCGCCGACTTGCGGCGTGCCGTCGCTGTTGATCGCGGCTGGCGTCTGGATAGAGGGCGACGGGGTCGGCGTAGGTGTTGGAGTTGGCGTCGGAGTTGGCGTCGGCGTGCCACCATCCTCCAAGTCCGTCAGCCGCTGCTCGACGCTGGTCAGGCGCGCGAGGATGCCGGGGATGGGGTCGGCCTGTTGGCAGCCACAGCCCAGCGTATCGATCGAGAGCGACCGGCGATTGCGGCAGGAGCATACGCGGGCCATCAGTTGCTTGCCACGTCGCTACGGGCGATCGCGACGACCGATACCGAAGCGCCGGAGGGCGAGCCGCCGAACACGTTGAAGCCGGTCAGCGATGCCGCCATAGCGTTGATGCCGCCAACGACCGTCGTGAGGATCGCCAGCACGTTCATCTGCGGTTGAGCGGGCAGCGCCTGACTGCGGTAGCCCTTCACGACGCAGCCCGTGTAGGGCGTCCCCGCGCCTCCTGGCTGGATGAACGATTCCACCACGCATACCAGCGGCTGCGTGTTCGCGCCGTCGATCTCCGTTATCGAAAAGCCCGGCTTGTTCATGAAAGTGCGGGTGAAGGTGACTGTAGCCCGGCCGTCTGCGGCGAGCGTCGCGTAAGTCGTGCTCGTCAGCCGGTCGTGCTGGTGATCCTCCAGCGCAAACCGCTTGTCCTGCGTGCCGACAGCGCCACCCGTCATCTCCGACTTGGGCTTGGCGTTGGCCGGCTGGGGGATGGTCGCGGCGAGCTGCGCAATGGCGGCGTCTGGCGACTGGATAGCTATTCCGGCCATGTCAGGTGTCCCTGTGCAGGATGGTGAGGATGAACGGCTCGACCAGTCTCAAACTGATCAGGCTCAATCCAATCGCCCAAGGCCTAGCATTGCGGCAGGAATCAGTGGGCGTTACCGTGCGATTCCCGCGGGTTAGCTCCCGCCGTTTCGGAACCATCATGCTCAGCAAAGAACAGCGCCTCGCCGACCTGAAGACCATTTCGCAGGAGGCCAGCCAAGCGAGCGACGTTGACGCTTTGCGGGCTGCGGTGGTGGCCCTCGCCGAGAACCTGATCTCTGATTTAGCCGACGACCTGGACGCGAACCGATAGGTCATGCCGTCATCGCTTCGATGTAGCGGAGCGTGTTCGACAGCAGCCGCCCGGTCCTGTCATACCCTGCTGTCGTGCAGTGTACGCCGTCCGAGATACCCCAGCCGTCGGCCTGGGCCTGTGCGTTGCTGACGTAGTAGGCCTGCAAATCGATAATCGGCAGGTTAAAGGTCGCAGCAAGGTTGTCGATCTGGGCGCGATAGACATCCTGTCGCGCCTGACTGGTATCAGTAAGCGCCGAGGGGAAAGGCTTGAGCAGAATAACATCAGCGCCACCGGCTTTCGCTGCGGTAATCAGCGCCGACATATTCGTGTTGTAGGCCGCGCCTAGCGTCCCGTTCGTGTCGCCGCGCCAGTTGTTGATGCCCAGATTGAAGATGACGAGATCGGCATTTGCCGCTTCTCGTTGCAGCATAGACCGGGGGTGCCAAGGGTCCGTCGCCACGTTCCAGTGCTGCGCAGAAGAGGACGACCATCCGGCATTCAGTGTTCGGATATAGTTCGGCGCGTTGAGGTCCATACACTCGACCAAGGGCCAAGCGCAGAAGCCGCTAACGTGACGAAGGGTAAGAGTGTGGACCGCTGCGGGCCCAGCCGGAGCGGGGATGATGATCTCCTGCACATCCGACGTGGCGCTGAAGCGGTCGATCTGTGTTTCAGCCCCGCCGTCGATCGAATAGGCGAACACCCCGGCTGCGTTGTTCCGGCTGTAGACAAGGCGGAACGCGGTGACAGGACCGTTGCTGGTCGTGGAGTAGCCGGACGGCACCGCTGCGGCACCGATCATGCGCCCCGCGATGGTGTCCCCGGACCCGAACGCGATGGAGCCGGTGAGCGCCGCCAAAGCGTTGTATGTGCGATATTGAGCGGGGGTGGAGTTGAGCGTTCCGCCCGCGCCCGCGGCGCCCATGTTCGCGTCGCAGATAGCGCGAAGCCCCCCGTCAGATTGGAGGTAGGAAGACATCTTGAACGGCGCAGCGAATAGGCGATCTTGGCCGTTGGCGGTGGTCAGGCCAGCGGCAAACGTGCTATCCCCGGGGGCAATCATTTTCATGCTGCCGGTGTTGTTTCGGACACGCTGCATCGCGGCTCGCGTCTTCGCGGTGTTGGCGAAGGTCAGGTTGCTTACGGAGGCGTCGAGGGGCGGCACTACGGGCGTGGGCGTCGGGGTAGGCGTACCGCCCCCAACCTGCCCCCCGCCCATCGGCCAGCCGCGGGCAATGCCGAAGCTCTTGGCAAGCGCCATTAGCTCAGGCTCGCGCTGAGGTTCGTGATCGCGTTGGCGCCTGCATTGCGCAGGCGAACCGTCGCGCCTTGGCCGATCACAATGCCTTGCGTGCCGCTCGCCGTAACGGTGGTGATGGTCTGATAGTTCACCCCGTCAGGCCCAAGGCTTTCCAGCACCAGGGAAGAGGAGGTGCCACCGAACTGGTAGGCGAAGACGTAGGAGGCCCCCTGCACGCCGGTCACAACGGGAGTTGTCCCGCCTGCCGGTAGCGAAGCCGTGTTGCTGGCGAGAGTGTAGGTCGCGGCGCTCGTGCCTGCGTCCTTGCCCGTGGCATCCACCGCCCGGGTAAACATCGGATCTGTAGCCGAATTGCCGAGGCCGCTGCGCATGGGCGTATCTTTCCGTCAGGGTCCACCCCGGCGCGTAAGGGGGGAAGCGCGCCGGGGCAGATAGGGTCAGAGCGCCGAGGTGGGCGTCACATCGTTGGTGTAGGCAGGCCCGCCGCCCGGCAGTTCTTCCGCCTTGGTGAAGCCGAGGCGCTTCATCATCGACTTCACGAACGGGGTGCGGTTCTGGCCGTTGCGCTCCAGCCCGAGCAGGCCATAGACCTTCTCTTCCGGCACGTCGGCGTCCTTGCCGTTGACGCGCTTGTCGAACGCGTCGGGGGCGAGGCTCAGCAGCGGTTCGAACTGCATGATGTCGTCGTGGCCGATATACTGGTTGGCGGGCGGATCGCCGGGAAGGTTGCCGTCCGTCAGATACCGGTGGGTATCCTTCGCGGCGTCCTTCACGTCGTCCTTCGCACCATCCTTGCGGGCCTGAGCCTGCTCGCCGTCCGAAAGGGCGATACCGTCTGGCGCGTTGTCCTTCAGGTTCGCGTCGGTCTTCTTCTGGGTCGTCATGTCGTCTCTCCCATCAAGCCTGAGCGAACATCTCGGCGCCGGCCATCTGCGGGTTCAGCAGCGCCGTTCCGAAGTCGATGTCCCAGCGGCCCTTGACCGTGAGGTCGTTGATCTCGCCCTGGCGGGTGTAGGTGATCGCGATGCCGAGATCGGTCGTGGCGCGCTGGACAGCCCAGCCCACCTCCCCGTCGACCTGATACGAACCCGGCAGCAGCAGCAGTGAATCCCGCACGAAGAAGGGGTTCACCTCCGCCGTCGTGGTGTTCAGCCACGTCAGAGCCGCACCCGTGGCCGGAGCCGCGGTGACGTTCTGGTACTCCTTCTCCGCCTTCGTGCCGCCCGTGTTCGAGATGATCGCCGGTGCAATCAGGATCGTGTTGGCGGAAGGCTTGCCGATCACGCGGAAGGTCTGAAGCTGGCCCGTGTCCTGCTTCGTGATCATATGGATCGAGTTGACGCCCGTGATCGTGAACGCGTCGCCTGCCTTGATGCCCGCGTAGTTGGCGGCGGTGACGGCCAGCGTCGAGTAGCGATTGTCGAGGTTGTCGGTCTGGCCCGTGCCTGCGATCGTCGTGGATGCCGGCACCCAATACTGGTTGGCGCCGTTGACCGTCGTCGAGCCACCAGCAGCCGCACCAAGGCGGATGGACTGGTCGTTCTTGTAGACCTCGAACCCGGCGACATCGCGGTTGATGACAGCTTTCGAATACGCATCCTGCGCGGTCGACGTGTCGAAGTTCTTCTTCTCCAAGCTTGACGCCATGCCGTTCGCCACGCGCGGGGCGAGGAACATCTTGCGGCCAGCCAGCGGTACGCCGATCTCGGTCAGCGCCGCGTCGGCCAGCGCCACGTCATCGAAGCCGGTCGGGGCGACGGTGCGCTTGACGAACACCGAACCCTGAAGCGCGGCGGTCTGGAACAGCGCATAGTTGATGTCGCTCGCCAGCTTCTGCTTGGCGGCGTCACCATAGTCGTTGAGCGCACGCTGATTGCGCAGGTTCTTCGCGGTCGCCTTGAAGTTCGACGACTTGTGGAAGCCGATCGAGACAGGCACCGCGAGCTGCGTGATGTCGCCGAAGTTGCTGGTCTGATCGAAGCCGTCGTAGCTGGCGCTGATCATCGGTGCGTTGATCCACACCTTGTCGCCCATGCGCTCCATCATCTCCCCAGCCGCCGGCTCATACTTCTTGGCGGACTTGGCGATAACGAGGAGGTCGTCGAACCCCTCGACCATGTTCTCGAACATAACCCGCTCTTCGCGGGTGGACTGAATAGCCATAGTGACCTCGTGAGTAGCGAGGGGCCTAAGCCCCGGTTGCGCCGCTACTCACCGATCACAGTTCGGTGGGGACTGATGGCGTTCGACAGTTGCTTACGGAATATTTAGACGCTACGCAAGCCCCGTCAGCTTGCTTTGGCACCCCGATTCGGAACGGGCGCAACCGCCGCCTCCCGCGTCTCGTGCCAGCCCTCCGCAGACAGCACGCCAGCCTCGTCAGCGTCGTTCGCCGTCATCGTCATGTACGGGGTGCCGTCGAACAGATTGGTCACGTTGCCGATGCTGTCGGTCTGCGGTGGTCCGACCTTGTAGAACATGCGCGGGAACGCGCCGTTGTCCTCGAACCACTGCATCCCGCCACGCGCCTGTCCCGGCTTTGCGGCAGCGTCCTCGGTCGGGTTCAGTGTGGCCCATTGTACGTAGGGGGTCATCGTTCTTCTCCGTCAGACGTTCTTGCCGGCCGCGCGGAGTTCGCGCTTGTAGGCAAAGAGCTTGGTGTAATCGTTCGTCTTCTCCGCCTCCGACTGGAGCCGGATCAGCTTGGCGTCGGTGTTGCCAGCGCTGCCGCCAGAGCCGCGGTGCACGGCTTCGGGAAGCGTACGGGGAGCGCGTTTGGTCACCTGAATATCCTTCGCCATAGTTGCGGCTTCCGCGATGAACTCGACCGGGTCGCTCGCCAGATCCTTCAGCTTCGCGAGGCTGTCGGGATTGCTGCCCAGCATGAAGAACAGGCCGGCACCGTTGCCGCGCGCCGCCTTGACCAACATCGCTTGCTGCTCGGGGGCGAAGGCGTCCTCGACCTTGGCTCGCGCGGCGTGCTTCGCCTCGTTGCGCAGGCCGGACCACGCGTCCTCGAAGGTACGCTCCTGATCCTGCCACTTCTTCTGCGCCGCCTCGTTGGCTTCAGCCTGGCGCTTCTCAGCAGCCTTGGCGTCCGCCATTTTGGCATCGTAGGCGCGCAGATCGATAGTGTACTGCTCGGGGTTCTCCCAATAATCGTCGATGTTCGGCTCGGGACCGACCTCGTCCACCTTGGGCGCGACCTTGCGCAGCAGCTCCTTACGCTCGCGCTCGGATTCCTTCAGCCGCTCGCGAAGGCTGCGCATGCCCTCGCTCTCGACCTCACCCTTCGTCTCGGCACCGGCGAACTGGATGACATCCTCTTCGCTGTCGTCGGCCTGATCGTCGGGCTGGCCCTGATCGTCGCCCTGCTCGGCATCATCCTGATCGTTCGCGGCTTCGCTCAGCTGCTCAATCTCGTCCTCGTTATCGTCGATCAGGTCTTCAGGCTGCGTCGCCATTGGTGCCCTCCCTCAGGCTATGGTCATGCTGCTCGACACGCATGGTCGCATCGACAGCGCCCATTGTGCGGGCATGCTGGTCACGCTCGTCCTCGCGCTCGCTGTCGGTCGCGGCCTTGACCTCATCCAGCACCTGCTTGCGGTCCTTCTGGTCGATACCGGCGAGTGTGGCTGCAGCATCAGCGCGAGCCTTCTCGGCGTTGGCTTCGGCGGTGATCGACTTGGATGCCGCCTCAATCGCGCCGCTCTTAGCCTTCGCCATCTCGGCTTCAGCAATCATGAGCTGAGCGCGGGCGATGATGGTGTTCGGGTCTTCCTGCTCGCCGGCCGCGGCCTTGGCGGCTTCGATTTCCTTCGCCTCGTCCTCGGTCGGCTCGACATAGCCAGCAGCCAGACCGGTGCGGCGTTCGCTGGCCTTCAGGCCCTCCAGCCCTTCGCCGTCCATGCTCATGACAATGAGCCCCAGCGAGGCGCGGGCGAGGTCGTTGGCGCCGATGGTGGCCGCGGTAGCCGCGACCTTCTCCAGCGACTTGATGGTGGCCTCAGCGCGCGTCTTGCTCGACGGACCGACATCCACGATCACGTCGTAGTTGCCGGTCGTGAAGTCGTTCTTGCGGTACTCGCCGCCATCCTTTGTGGCGACGAGCTGGTTCAGCTTGATCGGGGCCTTGGTGCCGTCTTTCCCGATCGCGGTCATCTCGCGCCCGTCTTCGACGTACAGCTCGGCGACCATGCCCTTGTAGACAGCGCCGCACCATTCCATGCTCTTGCGGAAGTTGTCCTTGTAGATGAACGTCCGCATGTCGGAGCGCTCATGCACCAGGGCGATCGCGTCGTCTGAGGTGTTCGACGGGACGCTCTCGACCTGATCCGCCTCGCCAGTGAGTTCGGCGATGTCGCTGGCCGACACCTGAAGCAGCGCGGCCATGTTGGGCTGTACCTGCGCGACCGGCAAGAAACCCACCGGCTGCGTCGCGACGATGTTGCCGTCGTTGTCCAGCACCGGGTTGAGAGGGAGGTATGCGGGCCGATTGATGCGCCGTGCAGCCCAGACGTTTTCGTACCCGGCGATCTGCTCGGGCAGCAGGATCGGCGTCTGATCGGCCGGGCCGCTCGCAGCTTCCGCCAGGTCAGACACGATCATGTTGTAGAGGCGGCTGGCGTCGATGCTGTCGCGGGTGTGGCCCTTGAACCATTCGGTGCCGTTGATGAACCAGCGCTTCCCGTAGAACGGGATGATCGGGATGTGCTGGCCGGCGATCACGCCCTCGTCATCCAGCACCTCAGCGCCGCTCAGCAGGTACTTGCGAACCTGCTGCCGTTTGATGCGGCGGGCCTTCGTCTGGACCCAGCCGGTAGCCTCAAGCTCGTCCTCCAGCGTCGTGCCGTCGTCACGCTCGGCGGTCAGATCGGCATCGTCGTAGGTGTTGCGCTCGGGCTCGCCGTTGATCTCCGCCGTGGCGGCGCGCTCGAAGGTGCGGCGCAGGACCGACTTGTCCTCCACGACGTAGTATTCGGCCAGCCACAGGTCGTCAGCCGTCCACCAGTCGAAATCAAACGGACAGGGCTTGTCGAAGCTGATCGGCGTCGCGTCGGGATAGTCGTGCTCGAACGCATCCCGCGTCATGGGGATCAGGTAAAAGCCGTACCGCGCGTCGGACTTGGTGTAATTCTTCGCCGATCGATCAAACCAGACCGTTTGATCTGCATCATAGATCGGCGTGATGTCGATGCGCTGGTGCTCGTTAGCCTCGTCGCTCTCGTCCTCATACCGAGCGCGCAAACGCCAGGCGCCCATTCCGCCGTTCGTACCCTCGTCATAGGCATTGTCGAACGCATCCTGACCACCGCCGTCTGTGTCCTGCATGTCGGCACGGAACAGGCCGTCGAGGTTGTCAGCGTCGCGGTTGTTGCTGTCGGCGTCTTTGGCCTTGAAGTCGACGGTCACGCGGTTGGCGCGGTACTCGCTGTAGATGCGGGTCAGCGCCTTCGCCACTTTGGGTATCTCAAGCCGGGGCTGGCCGCTGTCGATCGGGTTGCCCTGCTCGTCGGTGGCATCCTCGCCGACCGCGAACTGGCCGCGCCACATGCCGCCACGGACCGTCGAGAACGTGCGGTCGATCAGTGCCTGGGCACGCACCTCACGCTCGTTGACGTAGATGTCGTCGAACCGCTCCATCGCGAGGCGATGCACCTCGGCAAGACGCTCGGCTTTGGTGCGGCGTTTCGGGGCGGTTTCGTCTGAGGCCATCGCGGCGGATGGCTATCACAGGCTCAGGCCGGGCGGGTTGGGGGATAGTTAGGGGTCACCGCTTGAACCCTCCCGCCATAGTCGGCACCGCGACCGCAAACGTGCGCGGCTTGGCCTGTACCCGCCTGACGCCCTCCAGTGCATAGCGCAGCGCATCAATCAGGTGGTTGTTCTTATCCTCCAGCGCCGGGATCGGCTCACCGGTCAGCTTGTCGAGCTTGTAGCTATACGTCGCGAGCTCGTCGGCAACGTGCGTGCAGCGGGGATGGACGACGATGTCATAGGACTGGAGGAACGCGACGCCCTCTTCCACGCTACCCGGCCCCTTCACGCTGGCCCGCACCCGCTCAAAACCATGACGGCGCAGATAGCTGATCGTCTCCGGCCGGCTGCTGTCACAGGTGATCGGCCACTTCTCGGCATCTGGCACGCGGCTGAACAGCTCGGGTAGCTGCTCGATCTCGCACCCGATCTTGTACGCTTCGTAGTCGATGAACAGCGTCTGCCCGCGCAGATAGCCGCGGACGAGGCACGATGGGTCGATGCTGTAGCCGAAGTCCGCGCCAAGCCGGTACTCAGCCACGCCGACGTTGGCGAACTCTTCCTCCGCACCAACGCGCCAGTTCTTGAATACGCGGGCTTCGCTGTTCTGCCAATAGCCGCCGCGCCAGATGTGCAGGTACTTGTCGTAATCGCGCTCGCGTTGCCATTCCATCTCGACGCGCAGCTCGTCAGGGAACCACGGATTGTCGGGGTAATTGACCTCGCGCACGATGCTGGCCGGAGGCGGGCCGTTCGGGCCGCGGAACATCACGTCGACGGGGTCGGTCGGCTGGTGAGGGTTCCACGTCCAGATCAGACGGGAACCCGGCGCGCGGATCGTTGGCACCACCGTCTCAACGCTGCCCTGACTGAACGCCTGCGCCTCGTCACCCCAGAACGTCGTGACGCCCTCGATCGACTTCAGGCCCGAGGCATTGCCGCGAACGCCGGTGAACAGGAACAGTCCGTCATGCGGGCCGCGTATCTCCGTCTCGGTGCTGGTGAACACGGACCGCACACCCAGCCGATCAATCTCGTCGTCCAGTACGCGCTTCGACGAGTCCTTGATCGACCGCTGCGTCTCGCGTCCGCACAACACCCGCTCGTGGCGCTCCATCGCTTGCAGGATCAGCCCTGTAGCCACCGTACGCGTCTTTCCCGGTCCGCGGCCACCGTGCCATGCCAAATGGCGGAACGGCTGCCACAGGTCACCCGCGTATTCTGGTAGATCAACCTGGCGCATTGCCGCTCTTCACCAGATTGACGGCGAAACCCGGGGGCAGGGGGTTTTCAGGGTCCGAGCCCAGCAGCGTGCGATCGCCGTACCGCTTGGGATCCCACTTCGCGAGCAGCTTCAGGCGGGTGTCGATCCGCAGCTTCGATCTCTGGACATGCTCACTGTTGAACACCTCCTCGCTAGATCCATCCTGCCGCTTGCGCTCATGGTAGTCGTTAGACCCATCGTCAGCGATGTCGAAGCACTCGTCTGCGATCGCGTCAAACCCAGCCTCGCGCGCGCACGCGATGCGTTGCGCAAGATCGGCGTCTTCAGCCTTCCATCTATACACGGTCACGCGATCAGGCATGCCCTCGCCACGGCAGAGTTCCGCAAGCGGGATACCGTCAGCAAGGCCAGCAAGAACCTTAGCTACGACGACCTCGCGTTCCTCCGTCGTATATTCCACCTACGCCTCCTTCCGCTTCAGATCACGCAGCCTAGTGCGCACCGCCATTGGCGACCGGTTGAGCACCTCAGCGATTGCCGGCGCGGTCAAGCGCTTGCGACGAAGACGGCGGAGCTCTCGATCATCGGACTGCGACCAGAGCCGACGAGACGCGACTACTACCGAACACAGCATGTCCGTCTCCTGATCGGTCAAGGCGCGGGTGCGGCTCACCTCGTCCGCAAAGTGGATCGCGATTGCCTGGGGGTTCATGCTAGTGCCTCCGTCGTTTGGGGAGAATCGATGTGCTGATGATTGCGCTGCTGCTTCAGGTCGGGCCTGTTCAGTACCCATCGCCGCAGGCTGATGTTCGAATGCCGGTGGTCGTGCGCCACAAGACGAGCGGCCCGTCGAAGCTGGAGAAGCGGGTCGGCAAGCTCATGGCGAAGGGCAAGTGCGACGAGGCCCGCAGCATGGCGCTGGAGGGTGGCGCGATCGATCTGGCGGCACGCGTTCGTGAGGACTGCCGGTAGCATCACCCCATCTCCTTCCCATGCTCACGAAGAGCGTTGAGGGCGGCGCGAAAGCGGGCGATCGCCGGTGTGACGTGCCCGAACCATTCCCGCGCATCAGCATCGCTCTCCATGCGGACCTCGTGATCGGTCAGCCGCTGGAGCAGGAACAGACCGGTCGCGATCACATCCCCGCTCTCCCCCTCTACCGTGGGGGTGAAGGCTTCTTGGGTGGTCATGCGAACATCTTCACGACGATGTAGATCACCGCGAATACCAGCACGATCACGAGCGGGAGCCAGAGCGGGGACAGCACCCAAAGCCACGACCAAGCGATCACCCCGCCGAGCTTTAGGCCGATGAAAAGGATCGCGAGCAGGCCGGGGAAGCCGATGCCGGAAGACGCTGACGTTGTGGTCGTACTCATCACTCAATTCCTCGTATGGGGTTGGTCAGGAAGGCTGCCACGCAACGATGTCACCGGCGCTCTGAGGCGGAAACCGGGGGTCGTCCTTCCACCGGTACTTGGTGGGATCGACACCGCGGGCGATCCAGCCTCCCCGGAACTTGATGTCGACGCGCTCATGCGAGGGGCGCTCGCCAGTGTTGGCCGGCACGTCACGCCTCGTGCTCGATTTTGCGGAACGTGCTGTTGCGGTGGTCGAACGTCACGTCGACGCCGCCCTTCTCGCCCGGCAATCCCATGCGGACCTTCGTCACGCGCAATTCTGCCCGGTTCTCGTCAGGGCGAGCGCGGTGGTAGGTGAGGCCGTAATCCGCCTTGTTGGCCCAGTTGGCGGAGCCGCTGATGTTGAGCAGGCCGGGCACCTTGACCGCGCCTTCATGCGGCTTCGTCGGATGCGCGACGATCCAGAACGCGACCTGATACTGCTTGGCAAAGCGCTTGATCGCACGGAGCGCGCGGGAGATGTAATCCGTCTCCGTCTCGTCCCGGCGCCGCTTGTGCTCCAGCTCGTTCCAAGGATCGAGCAGGACGAACTTCACGCCGTCGCGCAGCACCGCTGTTCGGCAGAGGTCCAGGAAGAAGTCGAGGTCCATTTCCTCGTCCTCGTCCACCAGCTGCGTGATGATCCGAACGTTGTCTTCGATCAGCGCGTCGACTTCGGGCATGTCGCGGTTGCGCGCATCGTGGAGCGAGCATTGCGCGATCGAGGCGCGAAGATGGTCCCGCAGGATCGGCTTCACGTCCGTCTCGAACGAGGCGACGCAGACAGGCACGTTGTGGCGGATGAGATGCCCCAACACGGCGTTCATCACCGTCGACTTGCCCATGTTCGCGTAGCCGGTGAACACGGTCAGGGTGCCGGGCACGATCTGCATGAGGTCGTTGAGCGCGTCGATGCCGGTCGGCCATGCGACGATCTCACCGCGTTCGGGGAAGTCGCTGACGCTGTAGAGCCCCTTGATCGGATAGGGCTTGGCGTGGTCGAGCATCTGGACGAGCGTCGTGTGGTCGTGGAACCGGACCACGTCACCCGCATCCTTGCACTCTGGCGGGTAGGTCACGAACAGGCACCGCTCAGGACCGAACAGCCGGCACAGATCAGCAGCCAGCGCGCGGCCGGGCTCGTCGTTGTCGACGCAAAGGATCACCTGCTTGACCTTCGCCAGCAGGGCTTCGCACCGCCAGAACCACTGGTAGCGCTTGCCCTCCGTCAGCGCCTCGTCGTCGGATACCTTACCCGGCGCGCCGTTGGGGATGGACACAACCCGGCGCTTGCCGGCGGTGAGGATCGAGAGCGCGTCCCATTCCCCCTCCGTCACGATCAGCGGCTGGCTGGCGAGTGACTCGTCCAGCAACACGTCGTAATTCCACAACGTCAGCGGAGCGTTGTCGTCCATCTGATAGGCATGGGCTTCTGATACCACCCGGTACTTGTGGTTCACGGTCCGGCCCTGCTCGTAGTACGGCACCGCCAACCAGTTGCGTCCGCCCCGCTGCGAGGTGAACAGCCCGAATTTTTGCGCCAGCGTCGGGTCGATGCCACGTGCGTCCAGCCAGTCGGCGTGCGGTTTCTTCAGTTCCACGGCTTCCCTCACTCCAATTGCAGTGGTGGCAAAATGCTGCCCATCCATCGGCGTCGATCAGGACGGCGAGGCAGCGTTCGGTTTTCTTCTTCCGGGTCGGTGAGCACTTAGGGCAGGTGGCGCGATGCTCGCCCTGACCATGTGACCGCAGGGCAATGCCGGCGTCGCTTGGGCTGCTCAGCATAGCGGCACCTCCGCAGCGACGCGGCTGACCATCCTGAACCTGCCCGAGATAAAGGCTACCGGGTCGACGGCGCGCTCGACCTGCGCCGCAGCGATTGCGGAGGCGGTAGCCTCCCGCCCATGATCCCGAACCCACTTGCCGATCTGGCTTGACCGCTTGGGGCCGAGATAGGCCTTTGCCGTGTCCCAGAACGCCTTGTCCGGATCAGGATTTGGCGCCGTAGCTTTAGCTACGGAAACATCTGTATCTGTCTCTGTATCTGGGGGCGTTTCATGAAACGTTTCATCGGCGTTTCCAGCAACGGCTTTCTTGCGTTCCCGGAACTGCTTCACACGTGTCGTTGAAACGTCGGATTTGTACTGGCGAGCGTTCCAGCCGTGCGGGGCGTAGCCACTGCCTACCTGATCCAGCAGACCAGCTTGCAGCAGGCGGGAGACAACGGCAGCCGCCTTCTTGGCGTCAAGGCGTAGGGCGAACCCGATGTCCTCCAGCGGGGGCAGCGATCCGTCCTGACGCGATGCGAGGCAGAGGATATTGACCCATGCCTTGAAGTCGTCGCCCGAGAGCCGCTGAACCTTGGGATCATCAAGCAGCTCGTCGTACATGCGGAACCAGCGGCTCATTGCGCTTCGATCTCCATAGTGATGACGAGCCGCGGCCGGTCAGCGTACCGCTTGCGGACGATTAGATCGGTGACCTGGCTGTCATCGTGAAAGAGGATGCCGTTGCAGCCGTCGAGAGCCGCCTTGGCGTAATTGTCGGCGTCGGGCCGCGTGCTGGGCTTCAGGACGCCCTCACGAGCCGCTTCCTTGTCAGCCTTGGACAGACGCTGCGGCATGGGAACGTAGGCAGTGACGCACAGCGTTACGGCGCCAGTGACCACCGGCCTGCCACCCATTGCGGCCAAGGCTTCGATCCTGACAGCATCCTCGTACGCGCGTGTCTTCGCCGGGGTGTACGCACGAGCGATCTTTCCCCGCACGGTGAGGCGCGGTCGACCCTTAGCGACCGGGACGCCGGGAACCGTCACGATGACAAGCTCCGGATCAGTGGCCGGCCACGCAAGGCTCATCCCTGCGTTCCCTTCAGGGCGGCGGCACGATGCGCGCGATAGGAGCAGCACTCAGGGCTGTTCCGGCGCGCTGCGATCATGGCGGCGAGCTTCTGTTGCGCGGCAGCCTGACGGCGAGCAGCGACAGCGCCGTGGATGCGGTCGAGCAGGCTCATGCCGCCCACCGGCTATGTTCGCAGCCCACGTCAGCGCGGACGCCGCAACGCCAGCATGGGTCGCGCGGGGCGACCGGCGTCGGCATGTTGTGGTCGGTGCGCGTGCGGTGGCTGCGCGGCGCTGGTGCGGAGCGATACTTGCTCATACCGGCTTCCCCACGACAAAGCCGCGTCGGCGAAGCTCGGATGCAAGATCAACGGTATCGACGTCGCTCAGGAAGTTACCGCTGCCGAGCCATGCTTTGGGCTGGGCGCGGAGGCGGATAGCGCGCGAGCGGTTCGGCAGCCGGTCGATGTAGCCACGCTCGTGCAGGGCGTTGACCAGACGGAACACGGCCGACTTGGATGACAGGCCCAGCGAGCGGGTGATCTCGGCATAGGAGGGCGTGCGCGGGCTGGAGCGCAGCAAGTCGAGAAGGTCCGCTTGGAGCGGTGTCAGACCGGCGCTCATGCCGCCGCACTCGACAGCGGGCGGATGGTCGCAATGATGAGGTCGGCAGCGTCACGGCACGAGGGCTGCTCGGTGTGATCGATCCGACCGTCAGCGGCTGCGATCGCAATCACCGACAGACCCTGCATGGCGGTCGCGGCGATCAACATGGGCTGAAGGGTCGCCTCGTCAGCCAGCGCGCAGCCGGTCCAGCCGATCAGCGCGAGGATGCCCTGCACGGCGTTGTCACCGAGAGCGCGGGCCAGCGAGAAGCCGTCCTCCATAGCCACGCGGCGGATCTTCGCCGGGTCGCGGGAGAGGATGCTGTCGATCGTGTGGATGCTGACGCCGCTGTCGCTGGCGAGCATCGCGCGGGTCGTGTCGCGCCGCACGTTGATCGCGAGGTCGATGTGCCGCTTCAGGACGTTCCGTATACGTTCGTCCGAGACGATTGGCCCATTACGGGCGGAATTAGACTCAGCCACGATCTACTCCAAAATCATGAGTGTTTCGGATCATCCCAACCTGAAGGCCGCGCCCCGTGATCTGCGGATCGCTGCGGCAAGGGCGCTGCTGTTCCACCGATGGATCGACCTGATGGACGCCGCTCTGGGCGATGAAGAAAGGGCTGGCGGAGCGGGGGGATGCTCCGCCAGCGAGGTGTCCCGCAGGGTAGGATGCGGGATGGGAGAAACTGTTCATGCGACCAGCCGCGCGGGCGGGGCGAGGAAGTCGCTCGGCACCGCCACGCCATGAATGCTCGCCAACTGGGCGAAGGCTCCCCGGTGAGTGTACGGGATGCCGCGAATGCGCCATGCGTACAGACCTTGGGGGGATTGCTGGAAATGGGCGCGGACGACGGCGGGGCCGATCTCGCGGACCATTGCATCATGGGCGTGGAACTTGGTGGCCATGTCCCCTTGTATCAACGCAGCGTTTATACTTCAAGGGGTCAGTCGTTTATAGGACTGGCCTCCGCGTTGATGCAGAAGCTAGCGGTGGCAAACGATCCCGCATTCGGCGCACGGCTTAGGCAGTTGATCCCATTGGCAGGGTATAAAAACCCGCGCCGGTTCGCGATCGACGGCATGGGGTGGAGTGAGGATGGCGGGCCACAGCGGCTCAACACCTATCTCAAAGGGCGGCTGCCCGACATCGAGACGACGGTCACTATGGCTGAGAAGCTGAAGGTGTCGGTCGCCGATCTGCTGGGCCTTCACGAGGCTAGTTCGGCGAACGACGAGATGCTGGGCGGCATCCTCCGGAACTTGCTGCTGCTAGCGGACATCCCCGCGGACAAAGCGGACACGATAGCCAGTGCTTCCCTTGCAGCTCAACGGCTGCTGCTAGGCTTCCCTGACGACGAGCCTCTGCCGACGCGCACGAAGTATGCGGCTCGCGCAGCCTGGATTCAACAACAGCCCCCAGCGCAAGGCAGGTAACCATCGCCTGACGCTCGCTAAGCGTCGAAGCGCGCATCGCTGTACGACTCGCTTCCATGTTCTCGTTCTGTACCCAAACTATGTCCGGCGCAATCTAGGAAAATATCCTAGATCGGTTTTGTTGGAGAATCGTCGGCGCGCGGTGCTGGCGGTGCGCATCGTTTGCGTTCGGCGCAAAAATATAAACGGTGCTGTTGACATTACATAAACGGGGCGTTTATATCACTCCCATCGGCCATGAGGGCCGGGGAGACATTCCGGTGTTCCACACCCCCAACATCAAGGCGCGCCCGGCGGGCTTCACGGCGGAGGACTTCGCCGACCTGCATCGCCAGACCCGCGTGTACCAAGAGCGCATCGCCGCGATCTACCGCGCGCCCGCTGCTGACCGTCACCGTCTGAGCAATCAGCTTCGCGCTGAAGTCGCCGATTATGCCGCTGGCGGCGCGAGCATCGCCCCACTGCGGCGCGATCGGGACGGGAGGCATGGCGCATGAGCCGGATGCTCTCCGCCCTCGCTGATGCGAGCCTGTCGGACTGGTACGCGGTCGCGTTCGGTACCGCTTTCATCATGTTCTGGGTGATGCTGTGAACGCGCCGTTCAAGCCGCCCGTCTGGAGCATGGCGGGCTACGCCAATGATCCGTCCAAGCTGGACGCCTGCAACAAGTGGGTGGATGCGGCCCGCCCGATCATCAAGGCATTCTTCGTCCTCGACGACGCCGCGCAATGGCCGCTGGTCGAGGCTGCTGGCAAGGAACGGGAAGGGCGCCGCTGGAGCGATCCGGCCACCTATCTGGAGCGCGATTACCGCGAGGCTCAGGATTACATCAAGGTCGCGGCCAAGTCGCTGTTCGAAATGCTCGACGGCATCCGCGACTCTTTCATCTGTGACGAGCGCTGCGGCCTTCAGGACAGCGACATCGCGCAGGAAGCCGCCGACGAGTTCAACGACTGGCTGAGCGACGAGACGCTGTCCGTCGACGCCGCGGTCGCCCTCGTCACCGCCGAGCACAACGCCGCATTCGCGAAAGGAACCTCGCTGTGAACGCGATCACGAAGATCGAAGCCCCGGCCGGACTGGCGCTGCTCCGCATGCCTTTCCCCCCGCACCAGATAAGCAAGCTGCCAAAGCCCACTAGGGCTCAGACGGACGCAGTGAAGCAGGACTTCAAGAAAGGCATTCGCTGCAAGGAGTGTGGCACGTGGCACCATCCTGACGTCGTGCACTTGGACTATGTCGGCCACGCCGCGCTGACCGACCGGCTGCTCGACGCCGACCCGGCATGGACGTGGGATCCGGTAGCTGATCCTGTGTCTGTTGGTCTGCCGACCTCGCCGGGTGGCATGTGGATCAAGCTGACCGTCGAGGGTGTCAGTCGGTACGGCTTCGGCTGCGCGGACGGCAAGTCGGGCGGCGATGCGATTAAGGAGATCATCGGCGACGCCCTGCGCAACGCGGCCATGCGCTTCGGTGCCGCGCTCGACCTCTGGCACAAGGGCGATCTGCACGCCGACGATGACGGCGAGACGCCCGGGCCGACGCCGCGCCACGATCCGGCTACGCCCGCGCTCATCACCGACGAGCAGCGGCAAGTGCTCATGACGCTGGCGACCGCGAAGAACATCGACGCACGCACCCTTTGTGAAGTCGGCAAGATCGACGCCGTGAAGAACATGCCTGCCGCCGCTTTCGAGCGCGCCAAGGCATGGATCGCGAAGCAGCCGAAGCGCGAGCTCGCCGCCACCGGCGGAGCGCAAGGCGACGACATCCTTGATGATGAGGTACCCTACTGATGGCAACCGCACGCCTCGCCGTCATCGGCGACAATAATCCGCCCGAACCGACCCGCATCGAAGCCGCCCGCGAGCAGCTTGCCGACATTGAGACGGAAGCCTCCGCTTGGTTCGACGGTGCCGACATCGAGAACGACGCGCAGGCCGATGAGGTGTCGCGCATCATCGATGCCGCCCGGAAGGCCAAGACCCGCTTCGACAACGACCGCAAGGTCGAGAAGCAGCCGCACATGGACGCCGGCAAAGCGGTCGATGATGCATGGAAGCCGCTCACCAGCGCGGCCGATCGCATCGTGGAAGTCGCCAAGGGCGTGCTGACGCCGTGGCTGCTGGCGAAGGATGCCGAGAAGCGCGCCCGCGAAGCTGCTGAGCGGGAGAAGGCGGAAGCCGCCGCCGCAGAGGCTCGCCGCCTTGCCGCCGAGAACGACGGTTCGCTGGCTGCGGCCAAGGCGCGCGACGCGGCGATCGAGGAAGCCCGGATCGCTGAAGCGCGGGCGCTCGCTGCCGAACGCGACAAGGCCGGGGCGAAAGGCGTCGGCATGGCACGCACCGTCTCGCTGCGCACGACGTGGAAGTCCGATGTGACCGACCGCCGCGCGCTGCTGAACCACATCGCCAAGACCCACCCCGACGATCTGTCGGACTTCCTCACTCAGTGGGCGGCTCAGGCTGTCCGCACCGGTGCCCGCGATCTGCCGGGAGTCCACGTCTACGAAGAGAAGGTAGCAGCATAATGGCCGGTTCCATCAACAAGGTGATCCTCGTCGGTAATCTCGGGCGTGATCCTGAGAGCCGGTCTTTCCAGAACGGCGGGAAGGTGGTCGAGCTGCGCATCGCCACGTCCGAGACGTGGAAGGACAAGAGCAGCGGCGAGCGCAAGGAGAAAACCGAGTGGCACACCGTGAAGGTGTTCAACGAGGGGCTTGCGACCGTCGCGGAAAGGTATCTGCGCAAGGGTAGCAAGGTCTACATCGAAGGCGCGCTCGCGACCCGCAAGTGGCAGGACCAGTCCGGCGCCGACCGATACTCGACTGAGATCACGCTTCAGGGCTTCAATAGCGTCCTGACCATGCTGGACGGGCCGAACGGCGCGGAAGGTGGCCGGGGGCAGGGTAGCGCGCCGGCTGGCAACGACGGCGGCTTCTCCGACGACGACTTCACGGGCGGCTTCTGATGCTACCCCAGCGCCTTCCCAAGAAGCCGAAGCGCGCCACCCGCTGGCGGTCGCAAGCTCATTGCTCCTTCGTCCGTGGCTTTGCGTGCAGCATGTGCGGCGCGACGGCTCCGATCGAGGTGGCCCATGTGCGGCTCGGGTCAGGCGCTGGCATCGGTCAGAAGCCGGACGACTGGCGGACGGTCAGCCTGTGCGGTGGCAGCGGTGGTTGCCACGCCCGTCAGCACCGCGTCGGCGAAGCTACATTCTGGCGCGGCAAGGACGTCGAGGCGCTGATCCGCGAGTTCATCGCCGCCAGTCCGCGGCGCGCGCAGATCCAGCAAGAGCAGCGGGAGCGGACCAATGGGTAACTCCTTTCCGACCGTGAAGCTGCTTGGCGACACCCAGCGCGCCTACGCTCGCCGCATCATCGATCAGGCCCCGGCCGGGTACGTGATGAAGGTCGGAGCAGAGACGCGTCGGGACGCGCAAAACCGCAAGCTGTGGCCGATGCTCGCCGATCTGCAACGGCAGGTGCCGGAGATGGCGACCTATTCCGCCGACGACATCAAGCTCCGCTTCCTGAACGCGCTGGGCGCCGAAATGCGCTTCCTGCCGACGCTGGAAGGGCAGGGCATGTTCCCGATCGGGCTGCGGTCGTCGACGCTCACCGTCGAGCAGTTCTCCGCACTCGTGGAGCTGATCTACCAGTTCGGTGCTCGTCACGACGTGCGCTGGTCCGAACCCCAAGAGAGGGACGCAGCATGACCCAAGCATCCACCACATCCATGCAGGCGGAGAGGGCGCAAGGACCGCTGCTGCCTAAGGAGGACGGCCCCGCGCGTCTGTCCCGCCTTGCTGGGTATGCCGCTGGGGCTTTCGTGGTTGCGGCGCCTGTCGTGGGGATCGTCACTGCCGTGATCCGCTGGTGGCTGTCATGACCGCCAACGCTCCCGCCCACGACGCGGCTGCTATCGCGGAGAGCAAGGCCGCATATCTGGAACGCTACTATGAGATCACGCAATCGCTGATCGGAGTCATGCGGCTGCATGCCACGCCAGAGCAGCGGGCCAAGGTCGCGGTATGGGACGAAGCGCTGGACGATCTCCAAGCCGCTCGGTGGCACGCTCTTGGTGTCCCGCTCGATGCGATGGGGAACGGCGGGATATTCGTCATTGACGACGCTGCTGTCGCCCGCCTCCGCGCCCACATTTCACAAGCCAAAGGGGAGTAGGGGGATGGGATGTAGCTGCATCGAAGAAATGGACGCGAAACTGTCGCCGCACAATATGCGGTTGGTAGTGACGTTCGGATTCCGCCGTGACGGCGGGTCATATCTGCGTCCGAAAATCCAGACCGAGAAGATCAACAGCCGCAAGAAAGAAACGGCGCTGGCTTATCCTAGCTTCTGTCCGTTCTGTGGTGCGGCATACCAGCAAGCAATGGATCAAGCTGATCTAGCGCGGCAGGATAGACTCCTGACTGGCTCGTCTTTCCAGCGCGAGGACGGCAGCCGCGTTGATCCTAACGACGTGTTTCTGGAGGGCAAGTCATGAGCGAGACACAGGTACAGAAACTCGCACGCAAGCTGCGGACCGATGGTGCGTACATCGACGCCCACTGGATGACCAATCAGGGGCTAATCAATCGTGCAGCTTCACGCCTTGAGGAACTGGAGAGCGCACTTATCACGATGCTGTCAGCCAGCCAGTTGCTCGACCGCTCGCATGAATGGGTGAAGCAAGCCGAAGAGAAGGCCCAAACTGCTCTGCGCCGCCCAGCCGAACCTTGCGGGCTGTGTGGGCAGAATGAAGCCAAGCATTGCTCGGCGTGCATTCTTGAAATGGTAGAAACCGCATGACCCCTTCGACCCAAGACGCGCGGGCAACCGGGCTGGTGGAGTTGGCGGAGCGGGTAGCCGCCATGGACGACATTACCTGCCCTTTATGTGGGGAAGATGACCACGACGTTCTTGGCTTCCTCAATCACATCACCCGTTGGTGCGATGTCGAAAAGGTGGCTGCCGGCTGCAATCGTAATTCCGACGTAGCCGACGCCCTCCGCGCCCTCGCCGCCTCCACCAAGGACCAACCCCATGACGCCTGAACCCGCCAAGATGCAGCATGTCGCGTATTTCGATGAGGGCGCTTTTCACTGGATGAGCGGCATCGCCCCACGCGACTGCGAATTGTACGCTCCGTGGCGATCACAGACGCCTGAACCCGCACAGCCAGCCGAGGCATGGCTTAACGACCCCGCATCGCTGGAAAGCGGCGAACCCGCACAGCCAGCCGAAAGCCCGGAGGCGCTACTCATTCATTTGCAGCGTATGCCGATGACGGAATGGGTATGGACCGACGCGCAACGCATATTCGGGGTTCTCGCCGCCTCTACCGCACGCCCGACCGAGCGCGGGGCGGTGGAGGGATTGCGAGAAGCATCCAACCGTCTGCTGCTGGCGATGACCACGCGTGCCCTACGCGGTCGCGATCATGTTCCCTCAATGCGGGAGGAACAGGACGCCGCGTCTGCGCTTCGTGAAGCCCTCGCCCAGCCCGCGACCGATCAGGCGGCAGGGGTGGAGAGGTATCGCAAGGCTTTGGAGACGATGTGCCTCGCGGTAGAATATTCCGCAGGCTGCGATGAAGGGATTACGCCCGACGAAGCATCCTCCGAAATTATGTCATACGCCGGGGCTTATCTCGCAACAGCCTACGATGAAGCCCGCGCCGCCCTCGCCACCCAGCCCGCAACCGGGCGCACGATGGGCGGGGAGGCACCAAGCGAGGATTGGCTTGCGGAGGTGCTGGACGACAGTCTGGACATGGACTGGACCGGACGTGTCGGCGCGCAGGCGATCATCAGGGAATGGGACCGCCGCTATGTCGATTGAGCAGATGATGCGCGATGTTGACCCTGCACGGGTAACGGCGTCTCTAGCCCACAAGCATCGCTTCATGGCGGAGGCCGATGCGCTGTCAGAGCCTCGCCGCTGCAAAGGTGCGCCGGTCAATCATGACGGGTCGTGCTTCCACTGCGGCGACGATCAGGGCGAGTACGCGCGCTGTGGTACTCGCGCCGCCCTCCAGGAACCCCGCCCATGAACCCGCACCAGAAGCCGCAGGAGGACGTGGTGGGGCTGCTGCCGTGTCCGTTCTGTGGAAGCGAAGCAGAGATTGAGCGTGTTGGCGACCATCGGCAGTCCACGATCTATCAATGTACGTCATGCTCTTGCTCACTGGAGACAGGAGAAGAGTGGGGCCACGGCAGACGTTGGAACACTCGCGCCACACCCACCTACGAAGCCGGGCGGCGCGATATGCGCGAGGCGGCGGGGTGGCAGCCGATTGAGACTGCACCGAAGGATGGGACGGCGATAATTGGCTATCGAAAGGGCATGCCTTGCCGGGTCGGCAATCCTCCAATAGCCGTCATCAGTTGGTTCGAAGATGGCTTTCCAAAGGGATGGTGGGGGCCAACAGGCGATAGCGTCATCATGCGCTACCCGACCCACTGGCAGGCCCTCCCTACTGAACCTCTTGGCGGGGAGGGGTGAATGGGAAAGCCATACTCCGTCGCCAGCCTAGCTGAGCATTGGGGTTGCAGCGACGATACCGTCTATGCCCTCATCCGCAGCGGTACGCTGCCACACTTCAAGCTTGGGGGGCGCCTCTATCGCATCCGCCAAGACGATGTTGAGAGATACGAATGCAGCCAGATTACACCCTCCAACGATACCGCGGAAAGCTCGCAATCGTCTGGTTCGAAGGCGACCAACGCTACCGACATTCGCTTGGAACGGCTGATCGAGCGTCGGCCGAAGCCGCAGCTCGTTCATTCTGGCAGCGACGGGCGCTAAAAGGCGAGGCCCACACTGTGGGCGAGGCGGTCCAAGCGTACCTGACCGGCAAAGCCGATATCGCGTCAATCAAGCGCGCCCGTGTGGCCTGGAAGGCGGCTGCACCGTTCTGGGACAAACTGCCGATCGCCCGCGTCGATACGAAGGCGGCTGAAGATTACCGGGCCCGCCGAGCGCACTGCAAAGCGATAACGGTCAGGAACGAGCTTGCCGTGATCCGAGCCGCGCTAAACTGGGGTGTGAAGCAGAAGCTGGTGAAGGTGGCGCCGTTCATTCAGATGCCGCCGCTGCCGCCCTCGACCGTAGGGCACCTGTCTAAAACGCAGTTCCGAACCGTCGTCGACAACGCGATCGCGCCGCACATAAAGCTGTTCCTCGCCCTCGCTGTAGGCACCGGCGCGCGAACGAACGCGCTGCTGGATCTGACCTGGGACCGTGTGAACTTCGAAACCAACCTGATCGAGCTCAACCCCCGCGATCGCGTGCAGACATCGAAGTACCGGGCCACGGTGCCCATGAACGCGCAGCTTCGCGCCCTGCTTGCAGAGGCGAAAAATGGGGCAATGTCGGACTTCGTGATCGAGCACGGTAGAGAAAGGGTTGCTTCGATCAAGAAAGGATTCGCCGCGGCATGTGCGCGGGCCGGCGTCAAGGCCACCCCGCACATGATGCGCCACTCGGCTGCGGTGTGGATGGCGGAGGCGGGAACGCCGATGGGACAGATCGCGCAGTTCCTTGGTCACAGCGACAGCCGGATTACGGAGCGGGTTTACGCGAGGTTCAGCCCCAGCTTTCTGGCCGGCGCGGCCGATTCGCTGACGTGGTAAGGTTCAATTGAACCTTGGAGTTGAGTTGCCGCCGTGGTAGAAAATGGCGGAAACACTGGTGCCGGTTGAGGGACTTGAACCCCCGACCTTCGGTTTACAAAACCGGAGGTAGATGCCCGGTAGAAGGGGAACAGGGCAGATCGGCCTAGGCTTGTCTCCGATTTGTTCCGGTTATGGCCTTCAACCAGTGGTGCTTCAGGTGCGTACTGCACCGAGGAGCAGAGGTTGCGGCTTGGAGCCGCGCAAACCCGATTGGGGCCCGACCAGACCGTCATCTGACCGAGCCCCGACCACACCGAGTTGGAGGCTCGAAATGGTTGATCGCAGAGATAGCACAAACAAGCGCGGCACCGGCATTCTCGTCGGCGGCAGTTTCATGGCCTTTCGGGCGCGACAGCGGATCGCTGCGGGCAAGCCGCTGCGGCCATGCGACATCGAGGCGCTGAGCCCGGTCGAGCTACCAGAGTGCGAGCCCACACCCGTGCCGCTCGTCTACTTTATCGGCGCCGGCGACAACGGCCCGATCAAGATCGGTATCGCTGCCAGCCCGCCGCAGCGCCTTGCATCATTGCAGGTAGGTCACTGGCTGAAGCTGTCGATCCTCGCCACAGTTGACGGCGGACGGCCCGCCGAGCGCGCCTATCACAATAGGTTTGCGGCTTACCGCCTTCACGGCGAATGGTTCGACCGCCACCCCGACATCTTGGCTGAGATCGATCGCCTCTCCCGCGCCCAGCGTCAGGAGCAGGCAGCATGAGCGACCTAGACCGCACCACCGGCACTCGCGACGCAATCAGGCTGCGGCGCGGCCCTTGGGTTGTTGGCATGCTCCTGAAGCTCGCCAACGAGCGCTGGGGCATCTTCGACACGCAGGAGCGGCGCTTGAGCAAGCTGACGTTCCGGCACCCGAGCATGGCGCGCGACAAGTTCGACCAGCTTTACCCTGACCCGCAAGGCTATGTGCTTGGAGGCCCGGGCGGTCCCGTCTCTCCTCCTCCTGCGCAGGCCAAGGGGATGGGGGTATGAGCGGGGTCGTCTGGAGCAATGGCCTTTCAGATGCTCAGCTAAGCATGGTGATGCAGAGCGGAGACGACCGCGGCCACGATGGTTTCGGGGTGGAATTGAGAGGCGCTGGTGAATGGGCGACAGCAAGGTCGCTCGTCGGCAAGGGCCTTGGCTGGATCGAAGGCGGCATGCCGAACGGCAGCGATCTGCCCGGCCTCTATTTCAACAATGCTGACGGCGTAGCGATCACCCACGAGTTTGACGAGGAGGATGGAGCATGATCCGCGACTTCGAACCGCTCGCACCTGCGTGCATGAAGTGCGAGAAGGTGACAGGGCAGTCGACCTGCTTTCCGGGGCCATGCCGCTTCTATCACGAACGCAATATCGAAGGCACTACCGCCAACGCCATTGCGACGATTGACCGTGTACGTCGCGGCATGCGGGACACGGTACATGCTCCCTCCCTCTCCCGTCTTCACCGCACGAGCGGGGAGGGGGGAGAATGACGAAACCACATCGCGTGCAGCTATCGCGCAAGAAGGGCTGGCGCATGCCTGAGAACACCGTGTCGGTCGCGCGGCCGGGGCGGTACGGGAATCCTTTCCCCGTGATCGAGGGTATTCGAGACGCTAGGCGCGCCGTTCGGCTGTTCCGCATGATTGTCGAGGGCAAGCCGTCGCTGCGCCGACACGGCATCCTCCGCATCGCGCGCGGTAACAACGGCAAGGGCGAGGCTGCGGTGTCTGCGTTGGTGGAAGGCATCCCCTCCCTCCGCGGCAAGAACCTCGCGTGCTGGTGCCGTCTGGACGCACCCTGCCACGCTGACGTGCTGCTGGAACTCGCCAACCGGGACTACCCACCTGACCCCATAGACGAGCATCCGCAGGCTGGCGTAGGCTGAGGGGAGGAGATGACAAGCAGACGCTATACCGGCAGAACGGCGCGGGCATCCTTGCCCAGCTTCCCGACGCCGACCTCCTCTCCGCCTACCAGCGCACAGACGGAGAGCCGGGCAACCCTGAGGCGGATGCGCTGGCGGAGGAACTGCGCCGGCGGAATATCGACTTTTGAGAGGTCCCGCGACGTCCTAGCTAAAGCACGGGTGGAACTAGCCACCGTATTCGGACGCCGCAGGCCTCAATCCGCCGGATCAAAGCATGCCGCCGAAGCGGGACACTCCCCGTTGGAGCTGCTGCGAAAGGCGTGGTGGGTGCACCGCTCCTCGATCTGGACGAGGACCACGCCTACGACCACCCCAATCGGTGATCGCCGCAGCAATGGGGTATTAGCACACCGCCTATTTGGTGTGAATCCCCCGCCTCGTTCTCGTCGGCTTGTCCCTCGCCCTGCTGCTGATAGCGATGGTGGGGTGGGTGGCCCGGTTAGGCTTTGCTGCGGCGCGCTAGTTCGCGCTCGATCGCATCCCGGATGAACTCGGACCGCTTGTAGGTGCCGACCAGCGCGTCAACGCGCGCAACCGCAGCCGGGTCAAGCTGCACCTGAAATTGCTTTGTCCCGTTGGTTGGTCGGCCCGCCATGTCGCCGCGCATAGCCATTTTTCCTACCAATTCCATCCCCGGCCGCTTGCCAATAAACCGTACGGTCTTTATATAAAGGCTACGGTTATTGGAGGCAAGAGCATGACGTTCAAGGTAGGCGACCGGGTGAAGTGGATCAGCAGCCACACGCCAAAAGAAGGGGTGGTTACGCATGTCGTCCTGCCCGGTCAGCGACCGAAGCATGTGGGCGTGTTCAACGCTGGTGGTGGCGGCATGTCGCGCGACCACGACAGCTATATCGTGCGCGGCCAGAAGGTCGATCATCGAGGCGAGGTCCAGCGCCGCGCCGCGAACTACTGGCCGATCGTCAGCTTGCTTGAGGCGGACGCGTCATGAGCGGCGATAGCTTCCAGCATCGCGTCCAGCCGTGGCTTATGGCGTGCTTTGGCGAGATGATCGCTGGCGACCGCGAAGAGCGCAATCACCGCTTCTTGGAAGAAGCACTGGAACTGGTACAGGCGTGCGGCTGCACGGCCCATGAAGCGCACCAGCTTGTCGATTACGTCTATGGCCGCGACGTGGGTGACCCGCCGCAGGAGGTAGGTGGCGTCATGGTCACCCTTGCCGCGCTCTGCCTCGCTAATGGCCTCGACATGCACGCCAACGCCGAAACGGAACTCGCGCGCATCTGGACGAAGGTGGAGGCGATCCGCGCCAAGCAAGCCGCCAAACCGAAGCACTCGCCACTCCCGCAGCACCCTTGACCCCACAAGAACAAACCTAGAACAAAGCCATACCCCGAATCGGAGGCGGTATGGATCAGCTAGTGACGGACCTGATAGCGGACGTGGGTGTAGCGGACGCAGTGGCATGGCTGGAGGACCGGCTGCACGACTGCGACCCGCACGAGGCTGTCCGCTGCTGTGACCTGATCGATGCTGTGGCTGCCAAGGGGCGGCATTGATGCAGCTACCCAAGCGGTTCGTCATCACGATCTCGGGCGACGTGGGTCGAACGGACGCAACGGGGGAGCCGCCCAGAAGTCATACTTCATGGGGAGTCCTTGACTTTTGGACCCGCCCGTGGGAATCCTGAGCTTGCAAGGGCGTTGGATTTCGACACGAACGGGTCGGTTTTCTTCTCGGGATTGGCGGCCGTATGGTCGCCTTTCTCGTTTCGGGGCTATCGCATCTGCTCACCGGGCATGACATGGACCTCGCGCTGTTCACCAAGGCGTTCGGGTTGCGGGTCGAGGTGGAAGTGGACACCGACCAGGGCGAGGATGGGCCGGACTATCTGAGCTTGCCGCGGGGTTAGGTGTCCTCGCGCTTTGTCGCCGCCACGATAATGGGTGCAGCCTTTGCCGCCAGCTTCGGCGCGACGAGGCCGACCACGATCAGCGCGACCTCAGGGTTCTTCTTCACCGCGCGCACGGCGGATTTCAGCAACTTGCCGATGTTCATTGGGGCGTTCCTTCCACGGTGGTGCGATCGACGGTTTCCGGCGTCGGGGCTGATCGCTGGAGCCCTTCCTGCATGCGGTCGATGGTGCGCGACTGGCGCGCCTCTTTGACCGTGTTGATGATCGCCATCATGAGGGCTGACC